TTTATTATTTATTTTATTATTAGAAGCACTTACTTTAAGTAATAACTATAAGTATATTACTAGTACTTGCTTTTTTTAAGAAAGAGAAAGAAAGAAAAGAATTATGCTTTTACAGAAAAAAGAAAAAGAAGAAAGAAATATATAAAGAAAGAATGAAAAAGAAAAAAGAGTTTTTTCGGATAAGAAAAGACCGAAAGAGAAAGAACGGAGCCAACGCGCGCGTGTGTGTACGTATACACATAGACAGGACAGCCCGCGACCGTTTGCCGCTTTTCAGATAAGAGAGCCGTTGTTTTGTTTTCTAAACAACGCTTTTTCACTTTAATGTGCTAAACTAATGATAGACACTTTGTTGGTTTAGTGCGCTAAACTGTTTAGTTTTCTAAACAAGAGCCGCTTTATCGTACTAAACAGGCGGCGGACACTTTAACGCAGTGAAGTAAGTTTTGTTTTCTAAACATCGGAAAGACGCTTGCCGTTACTTTTACGCTTTAACGCATTAAAGTGATGTATCCGAACACAGCCGAGCCGACTTTGTTTTGTTTTCTAAACATAGCCCTTACGCGTGCGCGTGCGTGTATATGTACACAGCCGAACCCACCCGCCGCCGACATCAGAAAACAGCCAAGAAAGCCGCAGTTGCCCTTTTCAAGCCCTACAAGGCACCTACAAGGCATTTTATGGGCGCGATAGATAGATTTTACGTCCGACACCTTTTCGTGTCATACAAGGGCTTTTACGGGCGCGGGAGAGAGCGAGGATAGACCCCCCATACCCCCCCAAGGTATCAGAGGGAATGGCAGGGTGCCCATTTTAACCCGACCTATATAGGGGATATAGAGCAAGGCGTATAATAATAAATAGGAGGCGGATATGAAGAGATACGCGTGTTTTACGGTAGATGAGCAAAAGGCGTACGAGGGGCTGAACGAAAAGCAGCGGAAGTACGTAGATTTTAGGGGGCAGGGGTACGGGAAGGCGCAGTCGTACAAGATGAGTGGGTACGGGGCGAAGAACGTAAGTCAAGCGGCGTGGATAATGGAGCGGGACAACAAGGTAATGAGCGACCTTATAGAGCGGTTGTTGGCGAACAGGCGGGCGAAGGAACTCACGGAGAAGGAGAGTTTGTTAAACAGGCAGGTGGACGCGCTGGCGTTGCAGGATAAGGCGGAGAAGTTGTTGCAGACGATAGACGGGGCGGACGGAGAGACGGCGAGGCGGATACAATTTTATCGGGACATACTTAACGGCAAGATAAAGAGTTACAAGAAGACGACGACGAAAGACGAGAACGGGAAGATTAAGTCGGTCAAGATTGAGGAAGTGGACGATGTAGACGTGCGAATTAAGGCGCGAAAGGAACTTGACCGCATATTGGGGCTGAATATGTTACCGAACATTGACAACTTGCAGATAGGCGGGATAACGGTGAACATTGTTGACGCGAGCAAAAAGGAAGAGTTGGAAGACGAGCGCAATAAGGTTGTGCTGGAAACGAAAGATTTTGTGGTAGAAGATGGACAAGGAACTGTTGAATAACAATGGGTTGTCGGCGGACAATTTGCTGATACCCGATGTGTATAAAGAGATTTTTTATGACAATTACAGATATTTTGTTTTGTCGTCGGGGCGTATATCGGGCAAGACGAGTATTCTTGTGGCTATTTGGTGGGTGTTTATAAACAAATATCCTGACAGGGACATTGTGGTTTTGCAGGCGACGGCGACGGAAATTAAGGACAGTATCATCAACGAGATTGAGAAGTTTTTGAAGAACTCGAACTACGATGTGGGCGACGATGTGTCGTGCGACTGGTACATTCCGAAATCCCACGATAGGGTGGTGCATAAGGGACAGCAAGGCGGGACGTTCTTCTATCCGATTACGGATAGCAAGGGCGGACAAAGGACAAGAGGTATTTCGACGAAGAATAAACTGTCTTTGGTGCTGTTTGAAGAAGCGCAGAAAAATAAGGACGCGAACGTGGTTGAGCAGTCTATTGCGACTTTTATTCGCCAACTGGATATGGAAGCGAAAATGATTGTCGTAGGCAACAGCGAAACGATAGGACACTGGTTTATAGACTTTGTAAATGAGAAAAAACAAGACCCCGAATGGTGTTATATTTATGCGAATTGCTATAATATATGGGAACTGTTAAACGAACAAACGCGAAACTACATAGAGAACTACAAGAAAGTAAACTACACGGAGTTTCGGCGAATGTTTTTGGGCGACATATTTGCGAGTACGAGCGACGTTGTTTTCCCGCAGTTTACAAGAGATAAGAACTACAAGAGAGCCTATCAGTTAGACGAACACTACATCGTTACTCTTATTATAGGCATAGACCACGCGACCGCGAATGACACGTTTTTTGTTACGCCTGTTGCAATACTCGATGACGGAACGGCGCAAACGCTTGAAGTGTGCTATGACGACCCGTCGGAAACGAACAAAACTCTTGCGCCGACAGAACAGTGCGATTTGTTGGACGAGTTTTTGGGCTTTTTGGACGATAAGTACGGGATAGCGTATAATCAACTGCATACCATTTTGAGCGTAGACGGCGCGGCAAGCCCGTTTATTGCACAATTAAAGCACTTGAAAAAAACCTCGCCGAGAAAAAAAATGTGGAAGTATATCGACATTAAAGGCTTTACGATGAAGAAGAAAGACGTCAACCTCGGCATAATAAAGAATGCTTTTGCGTATAATGTGCTTACTATCCTTAACGAGGGTACGTCTATGTGGAACGGCGAACCGAATAAACATAGGCTTGTGAAAGAGATTGAGGCACAAAGATACAAAAAAGGCAAGTTAGACCCGAGTATTAAGAACGACGGGTGCGACAGTTTAGAGTACGCGCTTGTGCCGTATTACAGTAATTGCTATAACCTTTCTTTCCCGATACGAAAGAGAAACTACGAGCAAGAAGCGCATTACACCGACATTAAAAAGTTAGCAGGCTTTAAGAAATAAGGAGAATTTGTATGGACGAAAAAAGGGCACAACAGTTAGCGGAAGAAAGAACCGCTGACAATCTTATGAATTTCATTATAGCAAAGACTTTTTCCCGACACGCCAAGATGACCGAAGAAGAATTTTTGAAAGACATCGGCTTTGAGGGCTCGGGGAAAACCGAAGACGAGGCGGTGCGAATTGCTTTCCTCAATGTTCTTACAGAAACCACAAAACAACTTATCCAAGCGAAACAGAGTTTTAGGAACGCAAGCGCATTGATGAAACTTTACTTGACCGACGACGAAAAAGGAGAATAATATGGAAAACATTAAAACCGAAGGTGGCAATATCGACAGAGAAGTCCTTGACGTAATGAAACAAGACGACATTTTATCCGCAATCAGCGACCAAACGCAGGCAAATAGGCTTATTCTTAACTGTTTTTGTGAGTTTTTGAGCGAAATTAAAGGTTTACGCCAAGACTTTGACGAGTTTATGCAACTCGTTTCAGTGTGTTCAAGCGACAAACTTGCCGCGTTCTTTAAGGAACTGCAAACAAACGTAGTGAAAGAAGAACAAAGACAAGCAACAAGAAAGAAAATAAGCCAAAGCCATAAAAAAGCACAAAAATAAGGAGATTTCTTATGAGCCAACAAATTTTTGATATTGATACAGTGGGCTTTAACGACAATACGCTCGGGAATTACTTTGACTTCTATGTAAATAACACATTCTATCTTTTGGCTCCCGAGTATTATTACTCTTTCTATGCTATTTATCTTAACAGGTGTTTGTCGTGCTACGACGGGTGGGTAAACGGTTTCCACAACAAGCAAAGCGGACTTGTCCCGCAAAGAATGTTGCAAAGCATTGCTACGGGCTTGAACAATATGCTTTTTGCACACGGCATTGATTTCAGCGGTATCGGGGCGGATTATCAGTTCGCTACGCAATGGGCAAAGAGAACAAAGTTTTATAAGGCTATCAAAAAAGCGCATAAATTCGCAATAGCAGGCGGAACTTCCTTGCTTAAACTCAATAGGAGCGACAAGGAACTCTATGCAACCGCGCATAGGATAGACACTTTCTTTGCCGATATAGACCCCAACGGAAAGGTTATAAGCGTAAAAGTGTTCTTTGACGCTGTGCATAACACAAACCCGAGCGGTGAAAAAGACCATTACGGTATTTGCGAAGAAAGATATTTCAACGAAGAAAACAAACCCTGTGTAAAGGCAAGTATTTACAAAGCCTCCGCAAACCTGCAAACCGAAGTCCAAAGTCGTCCAAAAAACAATGCGACACGCGTAAACTGGAAAAATCTCCCGCCCAAAATAAAAGAATACGTGAAGTCCCATTTCCCCAGCGTTGTTTTGGACGAAGAACAATACTTGCCTTTCACAAACTCATTAGGGTGCTATCTTCTCCGCTTTACGGACGATATACCGCAAATTCCGAACACGCAGTTCGGACAACCTATCGGCGATATATTGTTTACGGAAAACTTCCAGTACGACCAGATGAAATACTTTGAGAAGAACGAAGTTGACCTTGCAAGAGCAAGAGCGTTAGTCCCCGAAGAGTTTTGGAACAAAGACGACCCAGCGTATGAAGACAGGGCGTTGAGCGAAAGGTTTTATCAGAAGATTGCGAGCATAAACGGCGATAGTGATAAAATCACGCCTATTCAGTTTTTGCTCCGTGGCGACGATATGCGTACGCAAATGGAGAATATCTATAAAGACTGTGCGTTCAAACTCAACGTGTCCGCAAGTTCGATTGCCTCATTTTTGAGCGAGGGCGCAGGCGCAAGAACGGCTACCGAGATTGTCAGCGAAAGAACAAAGAGCGATACGTGGCTGAAAGGACAAATTCAACTCAATGCTCCCGAAATCAACGAACTTTTGAGGGAAATGATGTACTATTACAACCACGGTCCTGTCGAAATCATCTTGAAAGCGGAAGACCAAGCACCTTTTATCGAAAGGCAAAAGGCAAACGGCGACAGTTTCAGCGCAGGCAATATGAGCGAAGAATTGTACGTCAAGATGACCTACGGCAACGCCTTAACCAAAGACGAACAAGACCGCGAAATTGCGTATCTTAAAGAAACAAAAGCAAGGCGCGACAAACAGCAAGATACTATGTTGTCATCGTGGAATAAATAGTTTTTTTTGAGAAAGGCGTATAATAATATATAAAAGCGCACGAAAGCACAAAGGTAAGTAGTGTAAATGCTTTACGGCTCTAAAAAGACGACTGCCGAAGAGCAATACGCCGTTCGCAAGTTGGTAGAAGATTTATCGATGAAACCAAAGACGAAATTAAGCAGAAATCTAACAAAAAAGGAGTAAAACTATGTGGAAAATTAAAGCAACGGAAAAAACAACGGAAGTCCCCGAGGCGGAACAGAAAAAACAAGAAGAAAAGGTAGAAGAACAGCCTGTCGAGGAAAAAAAGACTGTTGAAGAAGAACAGCCCGAAAAAGAAGAGGTTGTTGAAGAAGAAACTATCAAAGAAGAACCCAAAACTGAAACCCCCGAGGTACAAGAAGTTGAACCCGTAGGGAACGGTGTTCGCGTTGAAGACCTTGTAACAAAAGACGAACTTATGGAAAGATTGTCCGCGTTTGAGGCGAAATTCGACGCACTTGTCAAGGAAAACACCGACCTTAAAGACCAACTCGCAAAGTCGCAAGAAGAAACTAACGGCTTAAAAGACAAATACGAAAACAAAGACTTTGGCAACATAAGTCGTCAAGGCGTTATCGAAAAGGATAAGTACGCAAACGAAACCTTTGACAATTATGCGAAACAGTTTTTGTAAAAACTAATTCAATTATAAGGAGATACAACTATGGCATTTAAAGCAGTAAACGGTTTTGACGTTGAACACGCAAGTTCAATGTTAGTATATGAAAATATTTTCCCCGAAATTCAACACATCAACGGAAAAGGCGTTATCGATAAGTACACCAAAACGGAAGACGTTGAGGACGTTACTTACATCGACGTTATGAGGGTACTGCCCTATGCTCCGAGATTTAGACAACTCGGCGCGACCAACAACGGCTCTTACCACAACCAGAAGAACGAGGGCGGTTTCAACAACGCTCCGCAGTCAACCAAATACACTATTCCCGTTGACTTGATTTACGACGAAGGCGTGGCAATCACTTCCTCGCAAATCTATTCCAACCCCATCGCCCTGAAACAGGTCGTCCTTGCACAACTTGTCAAAACGGCGGGTATGTCTATCAACATCATCACCTACGCAAAACAAATCGAAGGCTTCTTCCGTAACGGCGATAACTTCGACAAAGGTATGGCACATCAGGTCGGCTCGATTGTTCAAGGTGATATTTCGGCAGAAGAAATCGCAAGTTCTGTCTTTGCATTTGACCCCACAGTCGGCGCAACGGACGCAAACAGCGCACCTAATGCATTCCTTTCGGCAAACGAAGAGTTCAACGACGGTATTCCCGAAATCGGCGCATTTACCGTTCCCGCAGACGAAAGACAGGGCTTTATCACCCCGCAACTCAACAAACTCTTAAAGAGCCAGTATTTGCAGAACGCAAGCGAAGCATCGGCGCGTATTCTTGCAACGGGCTTTATGAACCCGTTCTCTGGACAAGAAACCGCTCGTATCGACAGCAGAACAGGCTTGTGCGGTATGTATGACGGCGTTGATATGTTCATCTTCAACAAAGTTACGAGAAAATTCGTATATGTTGCTCTGGGCATTCTCGGCACTTCAAACGACGCGGACGAAACGACCGCCGCAGTTCGTGGCTTGCTTGATAGCCTTGCTGGTATGATTGTTTACGGCGCAGGCACTTGCCGTGGTATCGTCGGGCCGTCCGTAACCGCGAACCCCAACACCTATTTCGGTGGCGTGTACATTCTTCCCAAGATGAAAGTCGGCGTTGAAGTGTTGCACGGTGGCACGATTAAAGTTCTCCAAGACGCAGGCGCGAACCTTGCCAACAAGTGGACGGCGGCAAACATTGCCTCGATTATGAACAAAATCAAGTTTACGCCGATTGACGGCAAAGTCGTAACAGGCAACTCCGTTGTTTCAGGCTTTAACGACGGCACGACCAATTAAGGTTAATTCGAAGAAGTGGTAGGGATAATCTCCCTACCATTTTTTTTACTCAAAGCGTATAATATAATATAAAGGAGAGTTATTATGGCAAAGATAGCACGCTGTGGATATGGCTCAAAAGGGCAAGGTTTAGGCAAAACCGTTGACGGATATACATATATTGTCAATGACAATGTTAGGTCGGGCGACAAAATTCAAGTTATTGCCACCGCAAGTAACGGGAAGAAATTTGCCACGACCGCTGTTCCGCTTAAAATGCAAATACACTCGGAAAATACCTTAAAGGGCAAACTTATGAAAGAGGAAGCCGAAAGCAAGGGCAAGGAAGTTTTGCAGTCTTATTCGGGCAAAGAACTCGGCACAAAAGGCGATAAAACCGTCCCCGAACAGTCGCCTATTGAGGGTATTAAACCCCAAAGCGAATACACTTTGAGAACAAGAGCGGGCAATATTGAACAATATATGCAAACGCACCCCGACACCAAACTCACTAAACACGCGCAAGAAACTTACGAGAGTTATTCAAAACAATTCATAAAAGGAGAATAACAATGGCATACATTGCACCGTTTTACACAAAAGAACAAATAGACATTATGGGCGAAGATTTGTTGCACTATCCGTTCAGCGATGACGACGCGGTTTATATCGGTTTAGACCACCAATACGAACTTACGAGTAAGTATTTTCAAGAAAGGGGAAGAAATCTCGAAGTCGAAATTGACGGCAATCAACCCGATAAGGTTAGGATATGGCTGACCGCTTTGAGAAGAAAGTTTTACACCAAAATTTACAATACGAACAAAAGCACGCGTCAACAACTTAACTACATAATCGCAGTACGCGGAATAAGGGGCTACACGCCCTTTGAATACCGCCAAGCCTTTTTGGAGGCAATGTTTATTGAGGGAGAGTATTTGCTCGATAACGGCGATATTTCGGGCGTTGCGGGCATAGACCTTGACACTATGCAAAATATGAGCGAAGATGTTGTGCGTAATCAAGAACGCGACTTCCATAAGGACGCAATCGAAATGCTGAAAACGCTCGGACTGCGCTATTACGGGAAATACAATGTTATCCCGCAAGGCGCGGAATGGTAGGTAAGTTATGAAGATGAAATTTAAGTCAACCGCAAAACTGCCAAAGGGCTTGCTTTATAGGCGGTTTATCGGGCTTGAAAAGAGCATAAACCTTACGATTGTCTATAAGACTGACGACGGGAAGTTTTGGACGTTTGACAACGAAACCTTGACTTTCTCGCAAACCACGAAAGCCGATGGCGAAATCGTTACGGTTGAAACCAACAAAACCATTTTGAAATATCAATCAACATATTTCAGATACGACGGTACTGCGTGGGAAACTCTGACCGAATTGCCCGAAAATGTTGTGTTGCTTAACGCAAGTTTTAACAACATAGGTCGTTATCAAACTAACAAATATTACTATGTGGGCAGTTTTGACTTTATGATTAAAGGGGCGGTCGAGGGGACTACGGCACAATTTATCAAGGGCAATATTATTCCTTTGTCGTCGATGAATATTAAGTATTTTACCGACGATATTACAATAAACCACGATGACCTTGTTGTCGTTGATAAACGCTTGTTTTCCGTCGAAAATACCGAAGTGGATATTAAGTATAACCCGAAACCCTACAAAGTATATTTCGTTACGCTAAACAGCATTTTATAGAATTATGGCAAACCGATTTTCGCAAAACTTTACACTCGTCGATATTTTCAACAATAAGAAACTGCGGAACAAAATTCCGCTGATAAACTATCGCGAAAAGGAACTCGAAAACGGTAAGATTTCAAGGCGCACGAACGCAAAAACCGTAAACAGGCAAGTGTTTGACACCGCAAAATCGAGCGCAAGACCGTTCTATAACCCTATGGTTGCAAGCCAAAGCGGGGACAAACTTATTATCGGCGGAGAATTGAGAATAAACAGCGAACTCGAAGATGTTGTTGACGCGGTTTACAACGGCTTGTTGGAGAAGAAGCAAATTCTCATATTTACGGCAAACAACGCGGATATGATAAGGGACGCGCTAAAAGAGGCGGAAAAGAACAAGCGAAATTATGGCATACAGTGCAAACTATACCTGCGCGTGCAGTCTATGCAACAGATTGAAGGAATGACCGAAAAGCAAGTCGCGTATCTTATGAACGACATTATGGAGAACATTGTGTACAGCGACGACTTTCCCGCCACTCAAAAGAAGTGGAATGTGCAAGAAATGGTAGTCAAAAGCCCATACACTTATGAGCAACGCAAAGAACAGTGGCAACAAAAGGTAGGAATAAAATGAGAACTATTTTCACACTTTCTGACATTAAAAACATAATCGACACAATCTTCAACGGCAATCTTTGGGCTTCAAAGCGCACTAACGGCAAGATTGTTTACAATAACCCGAATAGCGAAAGCATTGTGCTTATTGACGAAGATAGCGGAAAGCAGACCGAGGTCGATATTGCACAATACTTGAACATAGAATTTTACAAGTGGAAAGACCGCCTTGTCGCAGTCGAAGAACAAACCTTTGAGGAAGACCAAAGCCTTTCAGTGTTGGACGACTGGGTGAGGAGCCTTAACTTTTCGATGAACCAAGCGTATGCGTTGGTGGAAAAAACCGACAGCGAAGTTGTTGCAAGTCAAGACATTGACAGCGCGACCATTTTAGGGCGAATTACTTTCCTTATACAAGCCGACAAAATCAATAACCTTGACTATTATATTTCAAAATTACGGAACATTTTTTTGGGAAACCCGCAAGATGTACAGAACTCTTACGGAGATATTATCAAGGCGTATATTTTGTTGGGCGACTTGACATACGAACAAGAGCCGTTTATGACACCTTTGGGAGAAACGGTTGTTGTCGCAAGCAATTTTAAGATAAGTTATCTTGCAAACGCGTTGTCTTATAGTGATACCGAAGTCGAAATATCACTTAACGGCGACGATGAGTACGACGAGAACGGCAATATTGTCGGGGAAACAAAATATCTTTCAATGCCCATAACAAAGGCGACTTTGGAAAACTTTTTTACCACTACTCCGCTTGCAACGCAAAATCGTCCCGACTTAACGGGCTTTTTGGCGCAATCTTTAACAACCGCGAAAACATTGTCTTTCTACGACTTCAATAAACCGCTTACAATGGCTTTTAACGACCTTTTTTGGCGTTGTGGGTGCGTTATGTATGACGGCAAGGAAGAAGCCGTTAAAGACGTAAATATACCCGTTTATATCCGTATAAAGAGCAACGGTCATACTTATGTGTACAAAGATGTTATAGAGCGAATGCAAAAGGTTTTAACGAACAACGATTTCAACATTTCAAGCATTACTACAAAAGGTTGGGGCAAGATAAGGAGATAGGCAATGTTATATCAGCAAGGTACGCAAAGAATAGAAGTTATTGTGCGGAAAGACACGGGGCTTGCGAACAAAGGCGCGAACGAAAAACCTGCCGACCAAGTGTCCGAAGGTCAACCGACATCGACCTCTTCCACAAAACAAGCAGATACTTACGCGCAGTCAAAGCAATTTCTCCGAGTAAACATTACGCACGGAATTGCGGTAAGCAAACAACTTATCGGCGCAGGTATAAATTATGCGCTTCAAGGCATAGGCGACAAGTACGGCGACCAAGCGTTGCAAGAGAACATTTCGAGGACTTATGAGATATATCAAGACGGGACAAACTTTGCCTCTACGGTAGCAATGGGCGCGACCTATGGGGCGGCGGGAGGACCGTTGGGCATTGCGTTGGGTGCCGCGTTTGGGCTTATTTCTGCCACTACGTCGATTGCTTTCAAGTATGCGGGGCGAGAAAGGGACTTTAACTACAAAGTGTTCAAAGAGAACAACGCAATCGAATACAACAGAGCAAGGGCGAGCATAAACCTTACGGCAGGGAGATTGAGATAAATGTTTACGATAAAGATATACAAATACGACAGCACGAAAGACGGGTACAGGGGCGAAGATTTTTCGCGCTTTCTTTCGCAAGGGCAAGATGTTACCGAAGATATTACTCAAATTCTCGATACTTCCGAGATTACGCTTTTCGGGCTGACTACAAAAACTGCGTTTGAACCCGAAACAAAATTCATCGTGGATATACTCGAAAACGGGACAATCGTTGAAACGATACATAGATGTGTTTCAAGAGATATTGTCAATCAACCCGTATTGAGCGACGAAACCTATTTCGACCATCACATTTCGTTGATTGAGCCGAGCGTTGTGGCGCAAAAAAGGCTCGTGGACAATATTGCAAGCACTTATAAACTGAAAGATGTTTCGTTGGAAGAAGTGCCCGCGTTTCCCGACACCACGGCAACATACGACTTTGTACAAAAGAATTTCACGCCCGCTAAAAAATTTGGCACTTTTTCGGAAGTAATAGAAGATACTGTTACCCATAAGATAACGCGTTATTATAATGTTTCGGGTAAGAAATTTGGCATATCGGGAACGCCGAAAGTCCTTAACGACAAAGACGAAGAATTTACTACAATATACAACAATATTGACAAATTCAAGAACGATGACGGGACTTACTCGGCAAGATTTGTAATACCGAAAGTACAAATATATTGTGGCGCAGATAACTCAACGACAACGTGGGGCGGTGTTGGCTATGCTTCACTTGACTATTCAATAAAAGAATACACATTAAACGATACACTCAAAAGGCAATGGAGCGGGACTATTATATCCAACTCCGAACTTAAAGGATACGGCGTTACTATCCCTACAAGGGATATTAAAGGCGGGGAATGGGTATTAGAGAGCCTTGAAAAGAGCATTGATATTAGCGGTGCGCTTCAACAAGACCTTTATTATAAAAAATACACGGACACTTCTGCGCCCGCGCCGTCTTATATTACTCAAAAAATAGATATTAAAAAGGACTACCGCTATGAAATTTCGTTTTCGCTTCATCAATTTGACGATAATATTCCCGCAGGATATGGGGATAGGGTACATAAATTCACTGGCGCATTGCCAAGTTATTATCAAGAATACTATTTGGAACGCAATGTCGTCTACATAGGAAGTACAACTCAAACGCAGTCCACCACAAACCTTTATATGACCGCGCAAAACACGAGCGGGAAAGCCTCGTTCATTACTTACGGCGTAGATACGAAAAAAATCGTTTACTCTTCATCAACGCCGTATTCCGCGCTTGCTTTGTTGCAGAAGGCAGTTGTAAATTCGGGGCTTTACGAGAAAAAAGACGGCGTGTACATCGCGGATATAAACAATTCCACATTGCCGTTCTATGTGGACGAAAACTTTATTGACGAACTAAACTCGACTGTTATCATCGAGAACTTTTACAACCAAAAAAACCTTTGGGAAATTATGGTGGAAGTTGGCAACTACATTCACGCTATCCCCGAGTTAGTATTTGGCACGGACGACCGCTTTATGATAACTTTCAATCGTTTAGGGCGCACGGACGAGCAACACAAAGACGGGACAAAGGTGTCGCTTTTTAACAGCCGAAGCGTTGAGGACTACATAAGTGCGACTTCTTCCTACATTACGAATATGGTGCAATTAGGCGGATATGTGGAAGAATGGGTGTCGCCGAAAACAACGCACGAGCAACTGTTGGTGTCGAACGATACGGCGCAGATTATTGTGTCAAAGCCTATTATCGAACTGTTGGATATTAAAGTTAGGCGGAACAGCGACGGTGCGATTGCCGACTTGACCGAATATATCTATGAAGAGAACGTTTACAAAACGCTTTCGATTGATTATACGGTTATCCCGAATAGGGGCATTGCGCTTTATTACAAACTCGGCACGAACATAATCGCGGGCGGGGACTATCAACTTCCGCAAGCGAACACGAACATTTATACCGATTATGCGATTAAAAAGGCGATTTATAGCGCATTTAATGGCTACCCTGTACTCGCGCCCGCTCCCCAAAGTGGGTATTGGACGAATTACAAAGTCAACGATTATTCGTTCTTTGTGAGATATAGGACGAAAGACAGCGTACGCCAAAACCATATCCGTCCCGATTTACGCAAATATTTGCTGAACTCAAAGTGGGATAGATACCCCGAACACAATCAATTTAACAACCAAACGGACGTTGTTATTGACAGCATAAAGTTCGGCAATCAGATGTACGGAAAACTCATAAGAACGGGCAACAATACGTACGAAAAAAGCGAATGGAACGACAGTTGGGACAACATAAAGCACAAGGGCGAATTATACCGCATAGACGGCGAACTTTACTATGTGGCGAAAGTTACGCATACAATCTATCATTCGTGCATTATAAGCAAGATAACATTCAGCAAAGACTACAACGAGTTGAGCAATATCATTGGTATTCCGAGCGAGCCGAGATTTTACGAGATAAGCGAACAAAGCCTTATTTGGCGCGAATTTGCCATAAATGACTTGTTATTGCTGACCGACGACGAAACGCAACTCGCATACAACGGAAACTATGTGTTGGACTACAACCATTTGGCAAGCCTTATTGCGGGCGTTGGGACGGACTTTGCGAAATATGCCGTTACCGTTTTTAAGGGCGACAAAGACACGAGCGGGTACGACCAAACCGTTGGGCAAAGCGACCTTTATCTTGAAGTTATCAACCCGATAAACGCGTATTCGAGCGAAACGACCTTGACCTACGAATACGATATGGAAGATAACTATTCTGCGGGCAACAAAGTTATCGCTACGGAGCAGATAAGCAACGAAACGCCGAGCAAAGGCTCTTATAACTCGTTGTGGGCGGTTAAGTACACGGATATATACGGACGCGCTTCTTTAATGGACTTCTACATTTTAGGAAGCATCGGCACGCCGACTGCCGCTGAAATTATGGCGTTCCCCGAGTGTCCGATTACGACAAAGGACAATTCGGCAAGCAACTTTATCGGAAAACAAGATGTGCTTGCGACGAACGTTAGAGCGTTTGATACTAACTTTAACGGTCGAGGGATAGGCTTGTTGAAAGACTGTCGTGAAGCGATTTCCGTGAACTACAACTTGCAAATGGTAACGAATAGCGACACTTTCGTGATTTCGCCTTATGTGTTCTTGCCGAGAAAAAGCAATGTACGCATAGTTTTGCTTGCGGAAGAAGTGAACAAACTTTCGACGGGCTTTATCAACAACAGCGTTATCATAACGCCTACGGACAAGAACGGGGCTTTAATGGACAAGTATTTCACTTTTACGATAGACAAGTCGCAGACGGCGCAAAACCCGTTAAACAGCGAAAAGACGGTCGTTACGCAATTCGGCATAGACCTTGCGAGCGTATTGCAGAATGTGTCCGACAACCATTTTGTGGACACCGAGGGCTATCAAAGAGTTAAGGCGATTGCTATTCTTTGCGATGTTGCGCTTAACCCCGATATTGGCGCGGAAAACCCGTCATTGCCGTACAAAACGCAATTTGTCATAGCAAGAAATATCCCCGAGAATTTTACAAGAGCGCAAGCACTTAAAAAGTGGGTATGGGGGGCACCGAACAAAGACGCGATATTCAAGAGAAAGCAATAATTTCTTCTATAAAGCGTATAATATAATAAAAAGATTTTTAACGAGGTTGAAATGAACACAATTAGAATTTATTTAACTGAAAGTGGCAGAATTGCCGATTTGCAAAAAGACTTCCCCCTTTATCAAGGGCAATTTCAAAACAAACTCTTAAACGTATTTGTGCCGACGAGCATACTTGCACCGATGTTTACGTCAAGCGGTGCTGTTTCGGCTGATTACGTGGCTTCTACGTCCACGAAAATAGGTATGACGTACACGGCTCGCGACGGCTCGATTAAGACCAGCAAAAACTATTATATGCGCTATCTTAAAACGCTTATGTACAAGGGCGTGGAATATGCGTTGTACGAAAGAAAGTTGCCGAAAGAGTTTACTTTTTACGCGGGACAAGGCGAGAACTCTCCCGTGCTGATTATCAACGTTGTCAACATTGAACAGCAATCGGGCGACACGCCGCCTCTTGTGCTTTCGGTTATCACGAGCCAAACTTGCCATTTGGACGTTATGCAAAGTACGTTCCTTGATAGGGACGAATTAGACGAGCCGAGCGAACTCGAAAACTTGAACGCACAGGTGCAAGCCTTGAACGCTCTTATGCCGAAAAAGCAAGACAAAGAAGATGAGAGCATTGCGCTTGAACAAGCACCTGCGGAAAAGACCGTTGTCGGGGCGATAAACGAACTCGGCGGGTTGGTGAAAACAGCGCAATCATCGGCGGACACGGCTCAACAGACCGCAGAAACCGCACAGACCACAGCTGACAACGCCACAACTTTGGCGAACAACGCTGTCGCAACGGCTAATGGTGCAGTCGCCACGGCAAACGAAGCAAAGACCACCGCGCAGACCGCTGAAACGAACGCGAACAGTGCGGTAGACACTGCAAACGCCGCAAACGCGACCGCAGACGAAGCAAAGGCAATCGCGCAAGGAAGTCAGCGGGCAATAGGTTTTGCGACCTTACAAGCGGCAATAACGGCGTTAAACGGGTATAGCAACACGCAACTCAAAGTGGGCGATAATGTCTATATTGTGGAAACGGGAGTGCCTGATTTATGGGTTGCGGCGGTTGAGCAAAACAGTGTGGCTTATAATTATACGACGACCGACGCGTTCAATGATGACCTTGTGGAGAATACCCTTGTGCAAGTCGGGTATTACAAGTTTGCGTATCTTGAAAGCGACGGCAAGCCCTGTACGGTTGCGTGGCAGAATATGACTGTTGCGGCAAGCGATTGGGTTGCGAGTACGGAGTTTGAAGATTTTGCGTATGAAGCGAAGATTATTCTTACGGACTTTGTAAACTTTTCATCTATTCCGCAAGTGGTGTTTGGGTTGACCGAAGCGACGAGTGGAAACTATGCGCCGATATGTAAAGCGGGCGACAAAGGGGTTTACATTTACAGCAAAGTCAATACTGCTATCACGCTCCCGACAGTCGTTACTTTTGCGCCGAATGTACACGGGGCAAGTATGCAGGGCGGCGGATATACGAATAAAGGCAAATGGGTTGCAAGCACGACCTATGCAATCGACGACCTTGTTTACACCGACAACGGACAGTTTGTGTGTATCGAGGGTATCACTTCGACCACTTCTCCCGAACAGGATACTACGCATTGGCAAGCGACTTTTGTTGCAACGGGCAAGACGAAAAACGCGCTTACAATCAGCGGACAAGACAACGGAACGGAAGTACAAAAGACTTTTGACGGCTCGCAAGCGGTTGAAGTGGCGTTCGATGAAAACACGATGACGGCGAAAGAAGTCAACGGTGTTTTGAAAGTCGGTGCGAAAGGTACTATTCCCGAAGCGTTACCGCAGGAAGCGAGTGCGTTGAAGAGTGGAAACTTGCCGACGAGCGGGTGGGTAGCAGGGGATTACAGAACCTTGTGGTCAGGGGATTATTCGGGCTTTTGGAATGCTTCTTCATCAACAGGTGGAACCGTAAGTGTAAACATAGGCGATTTTACACAGCCTTTAACATTCGGCATACAATATAATACGAGTGGAACAGAAACGGCAACAGTTGCAAGCATTGAAAGCGACTATAGTGTACAAACTTTTATACACGACGGATATACATTCATCACCTGGGTGTTTGCAGATAAGGTTGTAGGGCGTCAAATATCTAAGGGAGCAGGGACATTAACAGGCATATTTGAAGAAACGACAAAAGTTTACACTATCTCCGACACGTCCATAACCGTCAATAGCGATATCCTTATGGAACTCACGGACAAAGGTGGAGTAAAGGCTTATTCAATGGAAGCAGGCAAGATAACCGTTATCCGCGACACAGTGCCTACACAGCCTATCCCGTACACCTACAAGGTCAAGCAGACCAACGCAAGCGGGCAGTTTACTTTGGTAAATCACTTTGTGCCGAGCATACCCGAAAGCCCGACAAGTTTACCCGTTACTTATAAGAAAGTAAGTGGGAATGTAAAATTTACTGTTTCTTCCCCGTCAGCTTCAAGTGCATTCTTCGTAGGTACAGACACCGCTACTTGGGCGACATTGGAAGATAGACAGAAAGCGTTATCAAGCACAAGCGATTTAGGACTTATTATCGGCAATTCATACACAATAAGTGTTGACATTGATGGAACTACGCAATCGTTTTCTGGCGTGGTAGTGGACGGAGCAGAAAGAGGTATTCCTGGCGTTAAGATATTTGAAACTGGAACTCCTGCCGCATCATTTTCAATTTATGACCATTGCGATTTTAGCGCAAACTTTCCAAAAGCAGATAACGGTTCGATTATTCTTGCAAGTTTTTCTTCAACATCTACTTCCGCAACGATAACTAATTTCAGTGGTACATTGCAAATAGTTTCGCCCGCTACGATTACTAACTCGGCAATTAAAGTAAATAGTGCTGTTACGATGTATATCAATTCGAGTATTATTGTTAGCGGAACAAAGACCGACGGAAGCATAACGCTTAACGCAAATAAACACGGTACGGTATCTTACGAAATGGAAATTCTCGACACTCCGTCCGAGGGGCTTTTCGAGGTAATAAACGCTTATGTGCCCGACGTACCTACAAAGACAAGTCAACTCACTAACGACAGCGGGTTTATTACCGCCGCGGATATACCGAGTGCGGGCGAGTGGCAAAACTGGTCAGATACAAGCGTTTTAACGGAAGAAGGTTTGTATGAAATTGTTGCCGAAGGTGGAATTAATTTGAGATATACATTCTTTATTCAATACGAACAAGGACAATATAATTACGGGGCTTGTTGGGTTTCCGCGACTTCCACGGATGTATTAGTAGTCGCGCCTCAATGTTCCGCCGACGGGAAATTAAGCGTTAATAAGTCGCTTTCATCAGGTGGAACAACAGAATCATTGGCTTTCAAATACCGTAAAATAAACTAAAAGGAGATAAACATATGTACGGAATAACTAACGCACAACAACTCGCCAACGGTGGCGGAGGCGGAGGTGGCGGTGGCGAACTCGACAAAATCTATGGCGTTGATTTAGTCGGCTCGGCTTCCCCGTCAGCACTTACGAGAACAGACGACGCTGTCGGCTTGAATGTAACAGTCGGCACTTCGGAAATCACAAGCGACTTTGATAACTGCTACCCGTGGAACTCGATTGAAGAAATCACAGACGGCGCAGGAAACGTGTTCGTCAAGATACCGAAGTTTTACAGCAAAATCACAAAGAACGCCGACGGAACTTACAAACATCAACTGTCGGGAACGAAACACGAGGGCTTTGACACCTTGTTCAAGGTCGGCGCAAAAGAGATTGATTATGTAATGGTCGGCAAGTATGAGGGAAGTGGCTCATCGTCAAAAGTGTACTCGAAATCGGGACAAACGCCGCTTGTGTCTATCACAATGGATAACTTCCGTAACGGATGCAAGGCGCACGGCGCAGGCTATCAGCAATACGACTTTTTGATTGACCTTATCTTAAAAGAGTTGTGGCTCGTGGAAATGGCGACGACGAATTGTCAGGCAAAAATGTACGGCTATGCGAATAGCAACTCGTCCAAAATTAACACAGGCGCAACGGATACGGTCGCAACGCCGACAGGCTCGCCTATATCTAATACCGACGGCAAGCACGCTTGCAAGTACAGGGGAATAGAAAACCCGTGGGGCAATATCTACAAGTGGTGCGACGGCATATCTTTCAGAGGCTCATCGGTTTATGTATGCACAGAACCTACGGCTTATAGTGCAGGCAAAACCTCGGGGCTGTATGAGTATTACGGCACTCGTGCGTCAAGCGACGGATTTGTAAAGACCGTTGCCCCGCTCGCGGAAGGCTCCCTTATTCAATATGTTACTGCTGTTGGTGCAGACGAAAGTTCTTATTACTGCGACAAATCGTGGCAAGGTGGAACCGTTCTCGGCTGCGGTGGGCGTTGGGACTATGGTGCGTACGCTGGCTTGTGGGGCTGGAGTGGTGACTTTTCTGCGTCGAGCTCGTACGGCAGCGTTGGTGGTCGCCTTTGCTATAAACCCTCTTAACGAGAGGGATTGTCAAGGGGGACACCTTCCCCTTGGCACTTAACTTATGACACGATAGGGTAGTGTATGCACGACACCCCGTTCTCAACTGCGGTGGGAATTGGAACAATGGTACGAACGCTGGCTTGTGGTACTGGAATGGTAACAATTCTGCGTCGAACTCGAACAACAACATTGGTGGTCGCATTTAGTCTTTTATATTATTTTTTGAAGCATACACAATCCTTGCCCCTTGGCAAAAAACACTTCGCAAAGAGGACGGTTTAGTAAGAAATTGAAAGACCGTTAGAAGATTAAAGGCTATGAAAAGAGTAGGGTTTTTATATGAAAAAATGATTGATAGTGACGCTATCAAAATGGCAATCAAAAACGCCGCAAAAGGCAAGACCACAAGGCGGTATGTAAAGGTCATTTTGGACGATTTAGACGGCTATACGGCAAAGATTAAGGCAATGCTTGAAAGTCAAACCGTCGAACTATCTCCCAACCGTTATATCGAAATCTACGACAACTCGTGTCAAAAGAAACGGCAAATCACAATACCGAAATTCTATCCCGACCAAATCATACATTGGCTTGTGGTGACGGCTTTAATGCCCGTGCTTACTCGTGGAATGTATCGGTACACTTGCGGAAGCGTCCCGAATAGGGGCGGAATGGATGCGAAAGGTTATGTCGAAAAGGCTATCCGTGACAAGAAAATGCGGTACTGCGCCAAAATGGATATATCAAAATTCTTCGACAGCGTGAAACCGCAAATCTTGTTGGATATGCTGGGCAAGAAAATCAAGGACGACAAAATGCTTGACCTTATCGCTAAAATACTCAAAAACGGCGGGAATAAACTGCCGATAGGGTATTACACCTCACAATGGTTTTCTAACTTTTATCTTGAAGAGTTAGACCATTACATTAAGGAAGAACTGAAAATCAAATACTATGTCCGATATGTGGACGATATGGTTATGATTGACAGCAACAAGCGCAAACTGCACAAAGCGATTAAAAAGATAGATGAATACTTACACACAATCGGCTTGAAACTTAAAGATAATTGGCAAGTATGGGCGATTAACTCACGACCGATAGACTTTGTCGGATTTAGGTTTTACGACGACAAAACATTGTTGCGAAAGAAAATCTTTTTTCGATTGTGCCGACGGGTAAGGACGGTAAAAAAGTCACGGCATATATCGGCGTGGCAAGCAATGAGCATTTTATCCCTTATCGGTTGGCTAAAACATATCAACGCAAGGAACTTCTACAAGGCGTGCATCTATCCGTACACACCGAAAAACAAACTGAAAAAAATCGTAAGCAATTATAGCAAAGGAGTAAATCAATGGAAGAAAAAATCTTACTTATCGGCAAACTAATACAAGAGGGTATCGAGGGCGAAGCGGAGGCGTTAAAGGACTACAACCGAGAACTCGCGGAAATTTATGCTCTTGACGCGGAAACGGGCGATAAATGCGCTCCTATCATAGCGGAAATCATATCCGACGAACTCAACCACATCGCTAAACTTACGGCATTGTACACCGAACTTACGGGCATTGCCGAGAACAAGGAGTAATCTATGGAACTGAACATTAAACTTATCGGAAACATCGGACGGCTGAACAAGCGAGAGCCGTTCATCATTGCAGACAACGAAAAACTTGTCCTTAACTTTTCCTGCGCAACGCCGCTGACAGACTATTACATCGAATTACGAAACGGCGACAAATCGGCAAAATACAGGCTTAACGCCGTGTCCACTTATGAAGTGCCGAACGAACTCTTACAAGCGGGTACGTTGGAAGTTACCGTGAGCCTTTTGTATTGCGGTAAAATCGTCGTAACCTACACGGTCGAGCCTATCATCATTGCTCTTATAGACAACGGATATAAAGGCTTTGCGGAACTCGACGAAGTAAAGGCGAAATACGACCTGCTTATGGCAAATTACAACGAACTTGTATCAAAGATAAATCAAGTCATCGACACCGCGAACAAACAACAGGAAGATATCCAAAAACTTTATAACGCGGTTGAACAAGGCGAATTTTAAGCGTGCTACCGCTCAAAAAATCTAACTGCTCTCGTCGGGTAGCAACGGCACGGGCAAAGGAGTAATTTATGGTAACTTTATCACTTACAGCAGAGCAAATCGACCAACTCCGCAACATCGCGGCAGTCGGCGGCAAATGGCTTATGGCGGCGTTCACCGCTCTCGGCGGACTTGCAGGCATCGCAAAAATCATCACAACTTTTGTGGCAAGGAAGAAACCCGTCAAACTCAATCAATCGGACTATGAAGCAATCGCGAACGCTATCGTCGATAAAACCAACGGCAGTATCGAAATCAATATGTCGTCCGAAATCGACAAGGCAACGCGTAACAGACTTACAGAAGTCGAGAAAGTCAACGGCGAACTTGTCAAGGCTTGCAAACAACTTGTAAAATCGCAAAAAGCAATCGCAAACGCTGTTTCGGACTTTAAGACTATATCCACGAGTGCAAGAGACGAACTCAAAGCAAGTATGAATGACCTTGCGGACGGCGAAAACGGGCTTGTGGCGGTCGAAACGCCGAAAGTCGATAAACCTATCGTCAAAATCGAAAAAGTGGCAGAAAACGAAAATAAGCCCTTGTATTAAGGGGGTGATGATATGAAACGAAACCCGAAAACCATAATGTCGGCTATAATGGAGTACATTGTGCTTATCGCGCCGACTGCGGGATATGCGATTTATTCCTATACGGACACCCTGCAATACACGATGAGCGCGAACTCAAAAGGTTTCTTTTGGACACTTATCAGCCTTGCGATTTTGTGTGCTATAATCTACGGCATTTTTAAGTCAAGGTATGACGAGTATCTTAAAGGCTATTACCAACATAAAGCAGATTTGAAAGTCGCGGATAACCCGTCGGAATTGTTAGTCAAGACCGTGGCGAAAGAAGAAAAGGTCGTGTCAAATATAACCTACATTCCGATTATGTTCTATCTTTTAATGGCATTGGCTGTACTCTCGGCGTTCCGCGATGCGATAGAAAAGTTGGAACTCATTATCGAAATCATTGCGGCGAGTGTCTTTGGCAAAGTGTGCTTGCACTGTCTTACCACTCATTTGCGGGAAGTTGCGACAATCAAAAAGGACGGTGAGACCGAATGAGCAGCAGTGAAAGAAAAAGAGTTGTGCTTGTTGGAAGTCGAATAACCATTAACGCGGCTATATCGTTGTGTATCACGGCGGCGTTGATTTTATCGAGTTTCTTTATCTTCAAAGGTATCGAAACGCAAGTATCGGGAAAGGACTTCTGGATACAAAAATCGGTTATGGCGGTCGCAACGTTCTTGTTGATGTTCTCCATTGCGAACGTAACCGAAAACATAATGCTCGCCAAAGACAAGGATATTAACGACCGACTTAACGCGTTAGATACTCACTATCAGACCATTATGGCGAACTATGAAACCGCCGAACTTGAAACCTACATCGAGAACTTGAACAAAGCAAACAAGTATAAGAATTATATCCACAAGTGGAAAAAGAAACTCCGCTTTGCAAGTCGCTTTAAGAAATGGGGAACACCGAAAAGGCTTGAACGCATAAACAAGGCGTTGACCGTTACGGCAGAAGAACTGTGGGAAAGCGGACAAAAGGTCAAGTATCACAGGATAACTTTCAGCCAAATGGTGAGCGGTGCGAACGATGTTTCACCGAACGACGACGAAAGCGATTTAAGGTCGCACAAGGCACGCTACGGCGCACAAAAATTCGGTTGGAAGATTTTATCACTCGTTGCGTTTGGGGCTTTCTCGGGGCAATTATTGTACTCGTGGCAAGACTTCAACAAGGGTATGATTATCCCGCTTATCTTTCAGTGCGTAACTATTCTTATATCTATCTACTCGGGAATATGTTTTGGTTGTGCGATGAACGAAAGGACGAAACAGACCTTAAAGCGCAAGTTAAAGATTTTCTCGCAGTTTAGGTATAAGATGAACAACAAGGTTGACGGCGTTGCGAACTTGGGCGTTGAAGTAATCAAAGACCTTGAAGTCGAAAGAGCGAAAGAAAAGTCGAATAACCCTATCAAGCGGACTTTTGACGACACTTTCGGGAGCGGACAGCCTGTAAAAGCGGGAGCATTCGTCGGAAAACTTATCTCGTCAACGATTGATATTGAAGCGGAAAAACTTGCTAATTAAAAGACAAAACCCTCGGCATTTCGTCGGGGGCTTTGCTTTCCAAATCGGAGTGTAAAAATGATGTCAGTCGTTTGTGTAGCGACAATGGTATTATAGCATAGTGATTAAGGCTTGTCAATACCAAACCACACTTTTTTTGCATTTTCGGGCAATTTATCAGGCTCGGCGGGTTTGATATTCGCAAAGTCCTTGTCGGGCGACTGCAACGCCTTTCGTATTTCTTCGATTTTCTTTTTGTCGGTTACAATAACGTTCTGGTTCATAGTTATAGATTAAAGGCGACAAAGTGTTGCTTCCGACAACAAATCATCGCCAATTAAGGGGGAAATGCAATACTACATCTCACTTATACAGTTATAGTATAAGCGACAAAGCGCAAAAAGTCAAGCAAAATTTTATTAAAAATTTGCAACAAAAGTATTGACAAATGCAGGAAAGGGGTGTATGATATAAGAGTAATCGATATTCGGTGAATAACGGCATTGAGTATCAGAAAACTGAATATCGGTTATCCAATACCGCTTAAACAACCCCGACCGTTATTTTAAGGGAAGTTTAAGTGGTTTTTTTATGGATAAAAGGAGATTGCTTATGGCAGAAAGAAGAATGTTTGCAAAAACAATAATAGACAGCGATGCGTTTCTTGATATGCCCTTGTCGGCACAAGCATTATATTTTCACTTATCAATGCGAGCGGACGATGACGGTTTTATCAATAACCCGAAAAAACTGCAACGACTGATTGGGTGCGCCGATGATGATATGAGATTGCTTGTCGCAAAGGCTTTCGTTATTCCGTTCGAGAGCGGAGTTGTGGTAATTAAGCATTGGCGAATAAATAATTACATACGGAACGACCGCTATAAACCGACGAATTACACCGAAGAAATGGCGCAATTACAGGTCAAGGAAAACGGTGCTTATACCGAGAAGTTACCGCTTGGTATACCAAATGGATACCAAATGGATACCCAGTATAGGTTAGGTAAGGATAGGTTAGATAAGAATAGTATAGAAGAAAAAGACATAAATGTGGAAAAAGAAAGCCCGACGGACAAGCCGTCGTCGCCCGCTCCAAAACACAAGTATGGGCAATATAAGAATGTTTTATTGACTGAAAAGGAATATAACACTCTTATCGGAATGACCGACGGAAAGGAAGCAATAGACTTTTATAGCGAATATCGGGCTTATAAGGGTTATACGGCAAAGAGTGATTACTTAGCTATAAGAAAGTGGGCATTCAACGCACTTAAAGAGCAACGAACAAAGCAAGGCAAGGCGAACTTCACCGAGCGGCAGTACACCCCAGAGCAGTTGGATATAATAGGGCGCGTGCCGAGCATTGAAGATTACGATTTATAAGGGGATAAAAATGGAAAAGAAAATCATAATACATATAATCGACGTTGACGAAGCAACGGCACTTGAATGTGTTAGACAATGTGTTTCGTCGGAATACAAAGATTGTGTATGGAGTTTTACAAAAATGAGTGAGCGTATAATTGTATTTGACACGCAAAACAAGAAAAGCGTAAAATACACGGTTTATAAGGAGTGAATTATGGATAAAATACAATGGCTTGACGAAATTTGTCCGATATGCGGTAAACAAGTAAATTCGTGGGATAAACGATTAAGCAAAGCATTGGGATATAAGAATATCACTTGCGAAGCGTGCATAGCCGCTGAATACGATATATCGGTTGACGAACTTCGCGATAAAGCGGAACATCACTTCGGAATGAAGCCTTGTATGGGGATATAATTATGGCAGTGTATAAGACGAAGTGCGGGAAATACTTTAAGCGTATGGACGGCGGTGAAAGTTATTATATGGGCGAGAGTTGGGGCGAACAATATGGGAAAGAAACTTGTTATTGTCCGTTCGAGCATTCGGAATGCGAATATCATAAGGCGTTTAAGTCAAAATTTCCCAAAATGTGGTTTGCCGATTGCGAGGGTGTAAAAGTCAGCGATAACGAGTACGATTACAATAATTCGTTGACTAAAAAGAACGATGAACTCACTAAAAAATCGTATGACGCAATTATAGCGAAATTCGGCGGGTTGTGTATGGCAATAAATTACGACGGAAAAGGCGGTTATAAGATAAACCGAGACAGTTGCCGTGATTGTTGGGAGAAAACCTGCAATCTAACCAAAAAAGAGCGAGACATAACCAAATGCCGCATAATGGCTGATGTTGTTGTTGAATGGGACGATAAATTCGGGTTTTATGAAGAACATCACAAAACACTTACTCATAGGCAAGTAACGAAAGGGTTTGTGCCGAGAGAATATGCGGAGCGAGCAATTAAGGACAAACATTCCGTTTATATATCAATGTTCGAGACAAACACCTTGGAGACGATGGAAATAATGTTAGGATTTGCGCCAAAGCCCAAAATAGTGCGGTATTATATTGTGAACTCGAACGCCAAAAGAGACCTTATGGAAGACTTAAAAGCCGTTGCGGACGGTTACACCGTTATTCACGAAAGTGACGTTATCGCCGCCAAAAAATCCGAAAAATCGGCACGGCGAAAGGTAATTCGAGAAGAGAAAGAAAAGAAACTGAAAAAGGCATTATTTGGGAAACGCACGCCGAAAGAAGTACAAATCAGTTTTGACGACTTATAAGGAGTGAAAAAATGTACGAACAAGTAGCATTATGGAATATTGACGAAACACTTACAGATTATAAGGCAATCAAATCTACCGATTGGAAATGGAATATGGCGACCGATTATCCTGAAAAAAACGGGCTTACTGCGTTCTCGTGCTTTGCGTGCGGCGGCGGTAGCACAATGGGATATAAATTATGCGGGGTTGACGTTCTCGGTTGTTGCGAAATAGACAAGAAGATGAACGACGTATACGTTGCAAATCATCACCCGAAATATAACTACCTTATGGATATTCGCAAATTCAATGAACTTGAAGATTTGCCCGAAGAACTTTTTAATCTCGATATACTTGACGGCTCACCGCCTTGTACGACGTTCTCAATGGCTGGCGAAAGAGAAGATAGTTGGGGAAAGAAAAAGAAATTCCGCGAGGGACAAGCCGAACAAACTCTTGATGATTTATCTTTCGTATTCATTGATACGGTCGCAAAACTTCGTCCGAAAACTGTCATTATGGAAAATGTTGAGGGGCTATTATTGGGCAATGCGTATAAATATGTTGAGAAAATATATGCAAGGTTCAGAGAAATAGGATATACGGTGAGGCATTGGCTGTTAAAGGGCGAAGATATGGGCGTTCCTCAAACAAGGCATAGAGTGTTTTTCGTCGCAACAAGACTTGATTTTGACTTGTCAAATATTGACCTTACATTCAATTATGAGCCGATAAAATATGGCGACTTTAAGACCAACCACGAAAAGATTGCGAAAGGCAAAATGAGTGAAGCGATAAAACAAATTCGCCCAAACGAAGCCGTAAACGAATGTATGTTGCGTATCTATGGAGCAAATAGTGGCATAACTCATAGGGTTGTTAGAGAAAACGATATATATCCAACGCAAACAGCAGGACACAGAGATATATGGACGGAGAAAGGCAATCATCCCTCTGACGAAGATGTGCTTCACGCACAATCATTCCCAGAAGACTATAATTTGGGTAATGAGAAATCAGAATATATATGCGGTATGAGCGTTCCGCCGATTATGATAAAAAGACTTATGACAAGGCTCATTGAGAGTGGGTTATATAATTATAAACTCAATAGATAAGCAATGCACCGTCGGGGCGGCGGCGGCGTAAATAAAAAACAACAACGTAATAAAATAACACCCGAAGTTGAGAAACCGCCCTTTCTCGGCTGACATAAGGAGTAAAAAATGGAAGAAAAAACTATGACAATCAATGAACTTATGGACAGAATATACAAAGCACAAGCGTTGGCTTATCAACAACACATTAGGGCGAACGCAATCATTATCAATGAGAACTTTGTTCGTGTCCCCGAAAAAATGATAGGCAATGCAGTATATCCGTCGATGATTTGTGGACTTGAAATGCACTACACAAAAGCCGAACTTCCCGACAATACTATGTTTGCCGTATGCGAAGTAAGGGAAACGGAACGGGAAAAAGCGATACGGCTCGCAAAAGAAGAAGTTGTACGAAAGGTTAAAAAGTACATTGACGAATTGTTCGACAAGGTGGACGACTTGACACACGAATAAAAAGGTGATATAATGAGTAAATCAAAAGCAAACGAATTATTACAGGAACTGCATACCAACCTTACGGCGAACTGGACGGGGAAAGCACGCTTCTCGTCGTCGGAAGCAATAAAGATGTGTCGGGAGATTGTTTATGAATACGATAACGATGATACTAATCGGGATAACACTGCTGATAGTGTTCCCGTTGTTGGCGAACAATGATTGACTACGACGAAAAGTGGAAAGAATATCGTAATCGGGCGATACAGGCATTAGGAACGGCGATTGTAATCACCTTGATAGTTGTTGCGAACATAGGTCTTATAGCGTGCATAGGACGTTTATCGGCGCAACAAACGAAGTATCTTTTGTATGCTCAATGCGGACTTGTTGATATACTCGGGAGCGTGGGAATGATACATTGTTATCACTATTTCAGCAAGTGGAAGGAGAAAAAGAAAAATGGGAATGATAAGAGCGAATGACGGCAGGGTTATTGTTGCAATTCCGTCAATGCGGAAAATCGGAGATAGTAAGTGGGCGGTTTACTTTATGGAAGATAACCAAATCTACACTGCGATATACTACACGGAAGAAAAGGCGCGACACAGATACGAAAAGGAACTTGAAAAATGCACTCGATAACGGGTGTGTTTTTTTATGAAAAAAATATTAAAAAAACTATTGACAAACGGAAAACAATGTGCTACAATAAAGGTGAACTTAAAGAAAAGGAGTGCAAAAAAATGGCAGATTTAAGACAAGAACAAGAAGAACTGTTTAAGAAACTTATACAGTTGAACGTAAACGACCATACGGAACTCAAAAACGACCTTACCTACCTTTCGTGGGCTTTTGCGTGGCAAGAGTTTTTGAAAGTGTGTCCCGACGCGACATACGAAATTGAACACTTTGCGGACAAAGACGGCATTATGAGGTGCTATCAATATGACGCAAATTTGGGATATATGGTATTCACGAACATAACGGCAAGGGGACTTACGAGAAGAATGTGGTTGCCCGTAATGGACGGCGCGAACAAAGCGATGAAAGCAGAGCCTTATACTTATACGGTTGGCAAGGGCGAAAAAGCGTTCAAGAAAACCGTTGAGGGCGCAACGATGTTCGACATCAACAAGACCATAATGAGATGTTTAGTGAAGAACATAGCAATGTTTGGTTTAGGCTTGTACATCTATGCGGGCGAGGACTTACCTATCGAGTTGGGAGAGCCTATGACTGCGAAACAAAAAGCAAAGTTTGAGGAACTGCAAATCATCGTTCCGAATGTGCTTAAAAAATTCCGTGTATCAAGCATTGACGAACTTACTTATCAGCAAGCGGAGTTTGTCATCAACGCAAAAGAAAAATCGCTTGAAGGGAGCAAAAAATGAATATCGAATTTCAAGACAAAGGACACATTTACACCGTAAACGGGGACATTGCAAGCATATCCGTGACCGAACTTTTGGCGAAGCACGGGCTTGCCCCCGATTATTCGGGAGTTAGCAAGGCAAAGTTAAAGGAAAGCGCAAACAAGGGCAAGGCTATCCATAAAGACCTTGAAAACGTACTCAACGAGGCGCATTACGAGCCGACGACCGAGCAAGGAAAGCAATTCAAACAATGGGTATCGGAAAACCTTGATTGCGGAGTTGGCGAACAACTATTGGGTTACGAAAAGGACGGAATGGTTATAGCGGGGACTGCTGACGTAATGGGAATTACGAAAGACAGGGCTTTGATTATCGGCGACCATAAGACCACGGCAAAACTTAATCGCGAATATGTATCGTGGCAAGTGAGCCTTTTGGACTATTTCGCGCGGAAACTGGGCGACGAGAAAGTCAACGGCAAAATGCTGAAATGGAAAGGCGCGAAAGAGTTTTATTGCTTCCACTACGACAAGGACGGCAAAATGACCGTAGAACGGCTTGAAAAGGTCGAAGACAGCGAGATTGAAAGATTACTCGACTGCGAGTATAACAACACGATATACGAGCGTTCTTGCCTTGTAATCGACGCAGAACTTGAAAAGCAATATATGCAGGCGGAAGAGAACTTTATGGCGATTGAGAAACAAGCCAAAGCCGCGCAAGACGAAAGGGACAGATTAAGGGGCGAGTTGCTGAAACTGTTTGAGGCGCAAGGCATAAAGAGTTGGGACAACGGGAAAGTGCTTGTAACTTATATTCCCCCGACAGACAGATTGAGTGTTGACAGCAAGAAACTTAAAGAAAATTATCCTATGGTATATAGCGAGTGCCAAAAATTGACAAAAGTCAAATCGCAAATAAGAGTAACAATCAGAGGAGAAGAAGAATGACAGTAATGGAATTGGTAGAAATCACGGGAGTGTCGAGGACGTGGATATACGAAATGTGCAAACGCCTCGGAAGAATACCCACGGTGGACGAAGTTGTAAACCGCAAAACAAACGGGCTTATGAAGAAAATGGGCAGACCGCAGAAGTACAGGAGTATCGAAGATGAAGACTGAAAATAGTTGCTACAAGTGTCCGAACAGAACGGAAGCGTGCCACGACACCTGCGAAGTTTATAAGGCGTGGAAAGCCGAGTACAAGCGCAAGGAAAAGGAAGAAACAAAAACGCGCAGAGCGTACTACAACTATGTATATTATAGAGGAAAGGACTGATGTACACGGTATATTGCGGCAATGTATGTTGCAAATTTAGAAAGTTAAGCGACGCGGACTATTTCGCGCGAAAAATCGGAACAGTAGTTTTTGGCATAGCGTTGCCCGAAAACGACAAAGGAGTTGAAAATGAAGACATTATTGGATATGTTAGATTTAGCAATCAGCGAGAATTATGACGACCGAATTGATGCGGCGAACGATTTGAAAGACATCATCGAAGAACTAAAAGACCACAAGGCGGAAGACGTATGGTACACCTTGCAAGGTTGGGCGTTCGACAAGTTGAAAGATGTTCAACAAGACCTTATCGACGACGGGCGTTGTCCTGATTGTGGCGAAGAACTCGAAAATGAGGTTGAAACCGACATAGGGTATCTTGACGGAAGACCTGCTTATCAAGTAAACGAAGTTGTCGGAAGATATTGCCCCGAATGTGGTTGGGAAGAATGATAGAGTTTACGAGCAAAAAGCCCAAAGTCACTTTTGGGGAAACGGTCGAAGTAACATTCACCGCTCCGAGAGCGAAACTCGAAGCCTTAACCAACCTTGCGGACAAGGACTTTGACATCACGGTTAAGAAACACCGAGAGAAGCGAAGTCTTGATGCAAATGCGTATGCGTGGGTTTTAATCACGGCGATTGCGGACGAACTGCGGGCGAGCAAAGATGAAATTTACTTTGAGATGCTGAAAAAGTACGGGCAGGGCGAACTCATAAGCGTGAAAACGGGTATCGACATCAATGGGTTTGTTAAGTATTCAGAAATCGCTGGGTACGGAAAAGTCAACAATGTCGAGTTTACACATTATAGGGTGTTCAAAGGCAGTAGCGAATACAACACAAAAGAGATGAGTATATTTATCGACGGGATAGTATCAGAAGCGCAAGGGCTTGGCATAGACACGAGAACGCCCGAAGAACTTGCGGAAATGAAATCTTTATGGGAGAACGGGAAATGAACAATAAACAACGGTATGCCATATTGAAGAAGAACAAAGAACAGTGGTTGAAATATTATTCGATTAAGGACGAGAGCGGAATATATATCCTTACGAGATACGACGACAACGGCTTTAAGTTTGCTTATGTGGGGCAGGCAAAAAAGGTGCTTACAAGGCTTGCAGAGCACCCGATGGGGTATAAGCAACACATAGACTTTTCTTTGCGTAAACACGGCATCGGCGCGCCGTTCGCAAAGGATGACAAATGGAAATGCGAGAAAGTCTTTTATTGTCTTGAAAGCGAACTCAACGAGTTAGAGCAAGCGTGGATAAGTAAAATGCACCATTTAGGGTTTCAGTTGCTGAATAAAACGACGGGAAGTCAAGGGCAAGGCAAACAGGCATTAGGCGAGCAGAAGCCCACAAAAGGCTATTACGACGGAATTAAGCAAGGTCGCAAGAAAGTAATCGACGAAATCAATAATCGGCTCACAAAGGGCGATATTCGGCTTGTAATCGAGTGTCCGAACAAGCGCAAGGAACAACACCTTGCAAAACTTATGGAACTTTTAGGGGAAAACGACAATGAAGATACGGAATACAGCGGAGATTGTTAAAGAGATACTTGAACAGAAACCGAGAGCAAGAGATTGCGATTTTGTACTTTACGGTTTCGTGTTGAACAAGTACGGATATTCGGTCAACATACCGTTCAACGAGTTGGCGAATTTGGTAAAGGCGGAAGAACTGCCGTCAATGGAAACCGTGGGACGAGCGAGAAGAAAGGTTATGGAACTCTATCCGTCGTTGCGTGGCGATAGTTACAAGGTCAGGTTAGATAACACGGCGGAGTACATAGAATTCGCACAAGAAATTTACGATAGATTTATAAAATATTCGTTTCAAGGACAATTCAGAATAGCGTGGTGAAAAAGGAGAAAGAAAAATGAGAGACATTTTATTCAGAGGCAAACGAGTGGACAATGGCAAGTGGGTTGAGGGATATTATACCGAATTGCCGTGCGGCAGTTTAGGAGCAACAATATTTTCAAATGATGATGAGTTGGTCTGTGAAGATACAAAAAGTTACATTATCAAAGTTTTTACTAAACAGCATACTAATTATTCTAACAGCAATCCATTACAAGTTATAGAATGCGAAAAATATGAAGTTATCCCTGAAACCGTAGGGCAATTCACGGGCTTATGTGATAAGAACGGCAGAAAGATTTTCGAGGGTGATATTGTAGAAAGCCCGCGCGGAACACAAGGGTTTGTAGAGTGGCAAAATGCAGAATGTGCGTTTTTAGTCAATATCGGCGACGATTGGCAAACAATGGACGATTGCCCTTATGAAGTAGTCGGCAATATATATGACAACTCGGAGGAATAATTATGAAGAAAGCAACTATTTTTGTAACAACTATTATACTCGCACTTACGTGCATTTTCCTTGCGGGTTGTACGAAACCTGACAATACACCTAAAACCCCTGCATATTCAACAGCCGCTGCTACGCGCACAGAATTCAATAACGCGAGCGCTGCAGCGTATAATGACGGGTATCACACCGACGACTACTTCATTGTCGTGTTGTTGACCACAGCAAACGTTGCGACTATGCCGATTTTAGACAAAGACGCTAATACATTTAATTTTATGTTGCTTAGGTCTAACGAAAATGAGTTACTTGAAACAATACGCCCGATAGAATCCTTATGTTCTGTCAGAGAAAACTATTATACAGTGTACACACTCGTATTTCATTCATATTATGCACTTACAGAATGTACATTTAACCTGAGTATTGCACTCGGTAACAGCGAATATAAAATCTTACAAGTGAGGCAAAGGAATGAAACAAATCAGAGCGTTAAGAGCGAACGGCATAACTATGTTAATATCATCAGTGATAACAGCCGTATGTGTCGGGGTGTGTTGGAAACATTTTCCGATTGCGGTGCAGGCGATATACTTCTGCATAGCGTTGATGTTTGCGGTGTGCGGCGGAGTAATGGTCGGACGGAGTATTTGGTTGACAAAACAAGTAAAGGAGAATAAAAAATGACAGCATCAGAAATTTGTATAGTTGTTTTTGGAATAGGAACATTGTTGATTGCAATTCCCGCAGTATATATGGGAGTTGATTATTTTCAAGAAAGGCAAAAGAGAAAAAGACCGCTTTTTACACGTATTCTGTACGAAATGGAAAAGATGCACAAGCGGAAACACGAAGTCAATTTCATACTTATAAATGACGACGTTCGATATGTTGATTTTGACCGAGTTATGGGTGTTCCCATCGAAAGGGCAACATTGCCGAAAGGTGTTCAATTTGTTGTAGCAGAAAGAAAAGTAAAGGAGAACGAAAAATGAAAAAACTTTTAATCGTATCAACAATCATAGCAATAATGTGCGTGTGTCTTGTCGGGTGCGTGGAAGAAGAAAAGCCTGTCGAAATCACAGCGACCGCAACGACCGTTCAAAGCATCGGTGAAGTCAAAGCAAGCGATTATAACGACGGCTACCATTCGGACGACTATTTTATCGAAGTAACGACAAACGCCGATGTGGGGCTTTTAGATGGCGAAACTTTTAACTTTATGCTGTTGATGTGCAAGGACGGCGAACTGTTAGAAGTAATCAGACCGATAAAGGAACTGTCGCAAGACAAGATTGTGTTCCATACAAACTTTGCGCTGAACGAACGGGAATTTGTTTTGAGCATCGCAACGGGGAACGGAACGTATAAGACGATAAAGTTGGAGGGAAAGAAATGAACAACATATCAATATCAGGAAGATTGACAAGAGACGTGGACTTATCGGAAACGGTAAGCGGAGCGGTGAACGCAAGATTTAGCGTAGCGGTACAAGACGGCAAAGACAAGACGGACTTTTTCGTATGTGTTGCGTGGGACGACAAGGCAAAGTCAATCGCAAAGTATTTCAAGAAAGGAAGCCCCATAGAAATATACGGCTCGATGAACAGTTTTACGACGGACACGCGCACGAATTGGGCAATCACGGTCAGAGGTTGGAACTTTGTTCCCTCGAAGAAAGAAGAAGAAGTAGAAACGCCATTTTAAGAGGTGAGTATGTTATCGGACGAACAGCGCGAAACTATTGAGAATAGTTTATGGGTTGTGAACACTGCGCTTAAAAATCAAGGGCTGTCGAGCGACGAAGATTTACGGCAAAGTGCAATCTTATATATGTGTACTTGTTTAGAAAGGTACGACGAGAGCAAGCACGCGAAGTGGACGACTTATGCTTATAAGAGCGTGTACTTCTACATTAAAAGACTGCACAACAAAGAAATCAAGACAAGCAATCGGCAAGCCCCCCTTGACCTTGCACCCGCCTTAAAAGACGCGGAAATGATAGACGAGAGCATTATTATCATCAACAAGATAAAAGGGCGTTGTGAGCCCGTAGAACGGCAAATAATAGATCTTAAATTACAGGGCTATGACAGCAAAGCCATCGGCGCGATAATCGGATGCAGTAACAACACGGTCATCAAACATTTTAGAACGGTCAAGGAAAAGGCGCAGGCAGTCGCGGAAGAATACCCCCCTTAATAGGGAAATAGCAGGGTTAAAAAAAAGACACCCCCCCTTAATACGATAGAAAAAATCGTTGGGCGGGGGTTTTGTTTTTGGAAAAATGCAAGCGAGGCGCCTTAATAGAAAAAAAATGAGCCGACGGGATATATCCTTTTTGATATGGTGATATATCAGAATTGATATGTGATGGGTATATCAAAATTGATATGGTGATATATCAAAAAAATTATTGACAAACTATTGACAACACCGCGCCGCCGTGATATGATAAAGCCATAAAACAAGGGCGAAAGCCCGCAAGGAGTGTAAAAATGTATATAAGACAATTTTATAACAAAAATCAATTTATTATGAACGACGACAAAAAAATCATTTTCCAGAGTTATGATAGCATAATCGCCGTTATCGACAAAAAAACGGGTAAAATCGTTTTCGGCAATGATTGGAACTACTCCAACACGACGCGAAAACATTTATATTTGTTTTTGAACGACTACAAAAACGAAATCGGATATTTTCAATATAGTAAAATTTTTCACGGCGGTTTTGACGATAGTAAAAATAAACGGGAGTTTTTGCAAAAACTCATAGACCAGAAAATTATAAAAATAAAGGAGTTTTAAAAAAATGATTGAACGAATAACCACGAGAACGAACAAAAACGGCAACGCGCTACAAATTGAAATTGACCACGAGGCGCACACGGTGGAGCGGGGCTATTACCTTTTTCGGCGAGATAGCGACACTATAACGGCAAAAAAAAGCGACATTGACCGCTACGCCGACCGACTAATTAAAAGCGGTTATACGAGAATATAGGAGGGCGAAAAAATGAAATTAACAAATCCAAAAACTTTTGAAAAATGGTGCGAAAAAAACAACTTTTACGCGGGCGTAATGCTTGAAGCCGTTGAGCGTTGGGCGAGCGAGTGCGACGGCACATTCGGACACGCGGACATCGACTACGAGATAGGACGGACGACGGCATACGGAAGCCCTGAAACAATCCGTTTCGACCTCGTTCACGCGGAACTCGTAGAAATCAGGAACGCCGACGGCGACCTCGTCGGGTATTATAAAATTAACGACCCGTGGACGTTTAGCGAAGACGACTACATCGACGGAATTATTAAAGAGGCGGTTTACCGCTTTATCGAGTAAAAGTACTTGGAGGGCGGAAAAATGAAAATAAATATTGACGAGTTGCGGGAGGCGTTAGGCGAGAAAAAGCCCGACGAAAAAATCGAGATAGAACGGGAGAAGTTGAAACTTGCGCGGGAGCGTTTGGACTTTGAGAAAGAGAAACACCGCGAAAAGGAACGCCGAGCCGAGGCGCAAAACAAGCCGCCAGAACGCGACGGGCGCGCGTGGGTTATATCCCTATCGATAACGGCGTTTATTTTAGTTATAAGCCTTGCTTTTGCCGCCTGGACGTTATCCCGTTTTTAACTTAAAATCTATATAATAATAAAGGGCGATAAAAAGCCCTTTTTTCGCGCCATTTTTTCCCCATCCTTGTTATATACTACCCTATCTATTATTTTCTATCTTTTATCTATTATTTTTATTATTTATTTTATCCGCACTATCTCGAATAGTAGCACAACCTGCTCGGCCACTATCGACAAGGGCTAAATGATTACCGCGGATATTAGTCATCACATACCTACCATCTTTATCAACAACTATATCTGTATTATATCCTAAAGACAATTCACGTTTTTTCCCACTTTTTATCAATTCCGCTACTTCAGGGTCATATACTATTACATCACCTACGAGGCAGTTTTCTAATTCGCCTGTGCCTCTTCTTACGTCCCTAACAAAGCCAACACATAAATCTTTATAGTTAAGTGGTGCTACGTCCTCTTCTGGATGGTCATTGCAAAATGGTTTATTTTCAAAGGAAGCAATAGCTTCTGGGCTAAATACTTCCTCTGGAGTTCTATATACTTTTACAATTTTAGAACTATCCCCG